GATGTATGCGGCGCCGGAGACACATTCCTTGCAGCCCTCGTGTTTGAATACCTTCGTAAGGACTGCGATATGGAATCGGCAATATTATTCGCAATGAAAGCAGCGGCAGTTACTGTTCAGAAGATCGGTGTATATGCGCCAACTTTAAAAGAGATAGAAGGATAACATATAATGCGTTATAATGTGATTAATCATTTAGCCGCGGCTTACTATGACAATAATTGTTCATATCTTGAGATTGGAGTAGAGCACCCCGAAAATTGTTTTAATCTCATAAACGCATCGAAAAAATGTTCTGTCGATCCGCAAAAGACAAGACCAGAAGTTCATATTGACTATCAAATGACTTCTGACGAATTCTTTGAGAAGTTGCGTAATAAGAAGACTGAGTTTGAACCCGATCACAAGTGGGACATCATCTTTATAGACGGCCTTCACTTAGCAGATCAAGTATATCGTGACATACAAAATGCGATTAATCACTGTAAAGGATTTGTAGTTTTACACGACTGTGGTCCAGAAAATTTTTATAATGCGCATTCTGACTATAAATTTTTCAAAGAAAACGGCGGAGCGTGGTGTGGAACCACATGGAAAGCTTTCTATAAGTTTAGGACTGAAACATACCTAAAGACTTATACCGTCGACATAGATTATGGAATTGGAGTCATAGAGATGAACTCTGAGGGAACACCAATAAAGCTAGATAATCCGTGGTTTGAATATGGAAAGTTTAAAAACAACATGACTCTAGACTTAGGCTTAATTACACCTATTCAATTTATAAATGATCATCCTATTAAGGAGTAGTGAAATGACAAGACTTAACGGATTTGTAGAAAAGGGTTGGGGCCACGAACTTATTTGGGCCACTAACGATAAGTATTGTGGAAAGCTTCTAAACTTTAATGCTGGCGCAAAGTTTTCAATGCATTTTCACAGAGAAAAAGACGAGACTTGGTATGTGCTATCTGGAGAATTTATAGTTCATTGGATAGATACAGAAAACGCTAAGAGACATTCTTTAGTACTTACTACCGGATCAACTTGGAGAAATACACCGCTTCAACCCCATCAGATAGAATGTCTCCAAGAAGGTACTATTATTGAAGTTTCAACGCCGGATTCTGTAGAGGATAATTACAGAATAATGCCGGGCGACAGTCAAAAGGAAGTTACATTATGAAAAGAATATTGATTACTGGCGGAGCCGGATTTATTGCTCACCACCTAGTATGTAAAGTGCTCAGAGAGACAGACTGGGAGATCGTTACTCTCGATAGATTGGACTACAGCGGCAATCTTAATCGCCTCCACGACTCACTACAAGAGTTCGACAGTGAAACGCGCAAGAGAGTAAAGGTTGTGTTTCACGATCTTAAGGCTGATATGAACCCGCTCGTTCGTTCAGAAGTAGGAACTGTAAACTACATCGCTCACCTCGCGGCAGGATCGCACGTGGATCGTTCAATCGACTATCCGATGGAGTTCGTTCTCGATAACGTAGTTGGAACGTGTAATATACTCGAGTTTGCAAGATCGCAGAAGAGTAACCTTGAGAGATTTATATACTTCAGTACGGATGAAGTCTTTGGTCCTGCGCCTGATGGAATTAAGTATGGTGAAAACGATCGCTATAACTCTACTAATCCTTATAGTGCGTCAAAAGCAGGCGGAGAAGAACTTGCCGTTGCGTATGAGAACACATACGGTCTTCCGATCTATATCACTCATACCATGAATGTCTTCGGTCAGAGACAACATCCAGAGAAGTACATACCAATGTGCATTAAGCGAGCTCGTGATGGTGAGAAGATTACAATCCACAGCGATAGAACAAAAACGATCCCAGGATCCCGTCACTATATTCATGCAGAAGACGTTGCTGACGCTGTTCTATTCCTTCTTAAGAACCAATTCGATTTAAAGACAGAATGGGGTGGAGCTAAGTGTCCTAAATTTAACATCGTCGGCGCAGAAGAGATCAATAACTATGAACTCGCAAAGATCATTGCCGATGCACAGGGTAAGGAACTCAACTACGAGTTTGTTGACTTCCACTCGAGCCGCCCAGGTCACGACCTTCGTTATGCTCTAGATGGAAGCAAGATGAAGAATCTTGGATGGGAACCTGCTACATCAGTTCGTGAGAGAATTGCAGAAGTAGTGAAGTGGACTCTAGAAAATGAGAGATGGCTAAAGACATGAAAGTACTCGTTACAGGAACAAACGGATTTATAGGTCAGAACCTAATCAAAAAATTACCATCTGATTGGGAGTTGGTTAAGTTTGATATTAAGGACTATCCAGACACGCGTCCAAAGTATCTAGATTTTAGCAATCTTGACTGGGTAATCCACCTCGGAGCTCTAAGCTCAACCACTGAGAAGGATGCTAGAAGAGTGATGGACCTAAACCTTGCGTGGTCCATCGAACTCGCAGAAGAATGCGAGAAACATAATGTGAATTTGCAATGGTCTTCGTCCGCATCTGTCTACGGAAACAAGTATAAGTGTCCGGTTGACGAGAGCAAAACTGTGTATCCTCTCAATCTATACGCAATGAGTAAGTATTTCTTCGAAGAGTATATGAGATCAAAAGCTCATAAATTTATATGGCAAGGATTTCGTTACTTCAATGTATACGGCCCGTGCGAAGATCATAAAGGATCTCAGGCCAGTCCGTATAATCAATTCGCGAGACAAGCTCGCGAGACTGGCGTCATTCGAGTGTTTGAAGGTTCTGAAAACTATAAGAGAGACTTCATACACGTTGATCGTGTAGTAGACGTACATCTTAAAATGATTGAGAAGAAAGAGAGTGGTATCTTTAACCTAGGCTCAGGATCTACTCGCAGCTTTCTTGACGTTGCGAGAGACGTCGCTCTTATGTACAATGCTAGTATAGAGACAATACCATTTCCTGATCATCTGAGATCTCACTATCAGGAGTATACTCATGCGGACATGTACAAATTAAATATGCTTCTCTAATTCTATTATCCTTATCCGATAAATCTCATTATATCTGAATTATTGAAAATGTCAACTAAAATAATAGGCATACACTCTTTTATAAATAGAAACAAAAAAGAGTGTATGCCAAATGACGACTATAGCAAACCTATACGTAGACCAAGGCGTCGATTATTCGATTGACCTATTTCTCACCACAACCGCCGGTGAAGAGTATGACGCTTCGAATAAATCATTTTACTGTAACATAAAGAAATTATATTCTTCTTCAATTTCCGCAAACGCTGAGATCGCTAGTTTTCTTAGCGCGAATACTGGTATGATAGAATTATACATTTCACCAGAAACATCCGAAGCTCTCGATCCTGGTAAGTATACATATGATATAATCATGATGAGTCAAGGCGGAACTCGAGTTAAAGTTTTAGAAGGTCTTATGTTTATCTTGCCAACGGTCACAAGGGTATAAGACATGTCGGAAACGGTAAGAGTTACGGTTGGAAGTGAAAGACTAAGAGTTAATGCCGTTGTTGGCAACGAAAAACCTAGAGTTTTTACAAACCAGACAAACTTAATAGTAAGAAGACTTAGAGATCTGGCAGATGTAGATATGAATACAAATGCTGACGGTTCTATTTTGGTTTACGACTCTGCTTTACAGAAATTTATCGCAACAACAACACTCAGCGAGCAGGTCATAGATGGCGGCACCTACTGAGTAAATAAATAAAGAAAACGACCACATAAAAAGAGTCGAAGAACAACATGGCCGCTATAATAAAGCATAAAAGAAGCTCTATTTCAGATAGAGTCCCAACAGTATCGGATCTTGAACTAGGTGAACTCGCCATCAACACCTATGATGGCAACATTTTCTTAAAGAGAAACCAGGATGGTGATGAAGCCATCATAACGTTTCTTGCTAGCAATCCTGTAAGAAATGTTGTTTACGTTCAAAAGAACGGTGATGATACGAACAGCGGAACATCTTGGGACGGCGCGTATGCCACAATAGAGAAGGCGCTCGAAGACGCGGCAGACAGAGAAGAAGAAGAAGTCACTCTTATTGAAATAGGCCCAGGCAGGTATACGACACAGGGTCATTTAGATGTGCCAGACAATGTTGTTATTCGAGCAGCTCATAGAAGCGCATTCATAAGCCCTGTCACCGGGTATGAAGAAAGAAACGTGTTCCGCCTAGGTTCTGGTTGCTTTGTTGAAGGTTTAGTATTCGACAATTGGCGTCTTGATAGTTTGGATAATCCAACAGAAGGTTTTGCGTTCTGTTTTAGACCAGGTGCAGTAATTCGTAGAGCGCCATACGTTCATAAGGTTGTAGTTAGAACAACTCCATTCTGGGATACTGTTGCGCCACCTTTGGACAGAGATAATGCAAATCCACTTATTGGTAGGGGTGCCGGTGTTATTATAGCCGATGGGTCCGTATGTTCAGCATATAGTATCTACCCAAACATTATGGCTTGGGGCGCTACACCAGTCTCTCATAATGGTATTGGGTATGTCGCAAGGAACGGTGGACTCATTAATGCTGTTAATGCAGTTAGTATGTGGGCACACAAACATTTTCTTGCTCTTGATGGCGGGCAAATTATTTTATCTTCTTGCTCTACTCAATTCGGCGACTATACTATGGTCGCGGACGGATCAAGAAACATCGTTGTTCCTACAGAAGTAGCAGAGGGATCATTATCAATACAGACAGCTGCATCAAATGCCGTCTCTGCGGCTAGAACAACAATTATAAATGCTACTTGGAATAATCTCGTGTCTGGTGGATACACTAACGGGTGGACTGCACAGGACGAAGAATTTATCAGAAGAGAAGCTGCCGCATTTCTTCAGTCAATTGTGTGGGTTCTGCAGACTGCGAATGAAAAACCAATGCTAGATTTTGCAAAAGGTCTGTTTGATACTATCGGCGAAAAGGTGTATGCAGAGTCAAAAGAAAACGCAATTATACACTCGTTCGAGTTTATGAGAAACACTATTATTGCATTAGCAAACGTTAATTCTGCTTCAGACACGATAGTAACTAACCTGGTCTCTGCATTAATAGACACGATCGAAGATACGAATAGAGTTTCCGAGCCTTCTACGATCACGGCGATAGGCCACACATGGACAGCACTCATGGCCGGTGTCGCGCTAACAAAAATACCACCTGCTAGAAATTTTGCGACCATCGAAGAAAGTATACTCGAGTTAAATAATGGCATAGTCATTGCGTCTGGCCAAGACGATCAAGGATCGGCTCTCTTCATTGGTGGCATGAAGATCGATGCAGATACTGGCGAACTTACGGGTCCTCCATTTGAACAATCAGTTAATAGAATTGCAACTAGAGCAGCAATCGCAAGGAGTTTTTAATCATGGCACGTATTACATGTAGAACGCCATCAACCGGAAAACCTTTAAGAATAGCGCAGAATAGTGTAGCTAACACATTTCAAGTAATTGCAGAAGCACCTGACTTCTCTCTTCCAGACGCATCAAACAAATATTCTGAAAGAGATCCGGCCGACGCTTCACGAGCTATACGCCCTGGAGAGATCTTTTTGCTTACGCCAATCTCTGCTAGAAATAAAGATTCTGTTGATAGGTGGATTGAAGTCGTTTTTGTAACTGAAGGTGGTACAACTATTGAAATAGGAAAGATAGAAGTTCCGGCTGGTGACACTGCGTTTATTCCTATTCAGGGCAGAAGTTTGTTTAAGAGAACGGCATCTAATGCAAATGGCGATAGACTTCAAGTTAGAGCAGAAGTGTCCGGCGTATTTGATGTTATGGTGGCCGCAGAAGAAAGACTGTCAAGCGAACATAGCGGAGTGGTGTAAGTTAGATGACAGAATTTTTATCAGGAATGAATTTATCAGGTAAAGTAAAAAAGACACCTCCTACAGAAGTGTCTCCGGATAGATACAAGTATATTAAACTTTCTGAAACAGAACCAGATCTCGGTGTTCCAGAAGCAAATAACTATGTTCTTGCGTCTGATACAGAAGGAAATCGCTTTTGGTTAGAGACGAGTGGAGTTCAAGGAACAACTGGCCTTCAAGGTGAGCAAGGTACGCAAGGAGTTGAAGGATCTCAGGGTACACAGGGTACTCTTGGTATACAAGGCGAACAAGGTACACAGGGATCTCAAGGCACGCAAGGTCTACGGGGAGACCAAGGTCTTCAGGGTACTCTTGGTATACAAGGTGAGCAAGGTACACAAGGATCTCAGGGTGCACAGGGTACTTTTGGTATACAAGGTACGGATGGCAACTTTGGCGGGGCATCGTTTGATTACACCTATAGCACTTCCATTATTCAATCTGACCCAGGCACCGGAAGATTAAAGTTCAATGATGCAGACATAACGACTGCAATTAGAATGTTCATCGATGACACAGATGACAACGGTATTGATATTCAATCATTTTTAAGAACAATCGATGATTCTACTTCAACGATTAAAGGACACTTTAGAGTATCTAACAGAACTGCGTCTCAACGATTCGCTCTCTATACAATTTCATCTATATCAGAAGAAGCAGGGTTTTTCTTAGTTAACTGTGGGTATGTATCTGGGTCAGTTAATAACTTTAATGATAACGAAGATATTATCATTACATTTGCTAGAACTGGAGATATTGGAGATATTGGACCACAGGGCGTGCAAGGTGCGCAAGGTGTTCAGGGAACTCGGGGTCTTCAAGGCGAACAAGGTCTTCAAGGAACGCAGGGCACTCAAGGTTTCCAAGGTACTACTGGGCCACAAGGCGTTCAAGGCACAACCGGAACTCAAGGAACGACTGGAACCCAAGGTACTATTGGAACACAAGGTCTTCAGGGAACACAAGGTACCCAGGGTACTACTGGTACACAAGGTACAACTGGGACGCAGGGAAATAATGGATCGCAAGGTCTACAAGGAACACAGGGTGAACAGGGAACCCAAGGCGAACAAGGTATTCAAGGTACTCAGGGAACCCAAGGCGAACAAGGTATTCAAGGTATTACCGGGACGCAGGGTTTTCAAGGAACATCTGGATTTCAGGGAATTCAGGGAACCGCGGCCATAGACGGAGCAGAAGGTTCTCAGGGTACGCAAGGTCTCCAGGGTACACAAGGAACTGTCGGATCTCAGGGTCTCCAAGGCGAACAGGGCACTACTGGAACACAGGGTTTTCAAGGCACGCAAGGTCTTCAAGGAGAACAGGGAACACAAGGACTCCAAGGCAATCAAGGTGAACAAGGACTTCAGGGAACTCAGGGTGAACAAGGACTCCAAGGCAATCAAGGTGAACAAGGACTTCAGGGAACTCAAGGTACCCAAGGTATCCAAGGCGAACAAGGTACTCAAGGTACTCAAGGTCTTCAAGGCGAGCAGGGTACTCAAGGTCTTCAAGGCGAACAAGGTACTCAAGGTCTTCAAGGCGAGCAGGGAACTCAGGGAACACAAGGTCTTCAAGGTACTCAAGGTGAGCAGGGCACTCAAGGAACACAAGGTCTTCAGGGAACGCAGGGAACTCAAGGCACGCAAGGTACTCAAGGTCTTCAAGGCGAACAAGGTATTCAAGGTCTCCAAGGCATCGAGCTCGTATTAAATTATATTGGATCATGGGTGCAGGCTAGCTATGTAAAAGATACTGTTGCTGTAAGCACGGTTGATGGTAACACTTATGTATCAAAGCAAGTCATCACGTCTGTTTATCAGGACCCTGCGGTTAATACTACTGAATGGGAACTATTTGTTCTACAAGGAACTCAGGGTCTTCAAGGTGAGCAGGGAACTCAGGGTCTTCAAGGTGAGCAGGGAACTCAGGGTCTTCAAGGTGAGCAGGGAACTCAGGGTCTTCAGGGTGAGCAGGGAACTCAGGGTCTGCAGGGAGATCAAGGTCTTCAAGGTAATTTTGGTATACAAGGTATACAAGGATCTACCGCAGGAGATGCTGCAACTCTAGACGGATTGGATAGTCTTCAATTCGTAAGATCCGATGTTAGCACCACGATGACCGGTGGTTTCTTAACTCTTGCACAAGATCCATCTGGTAATCTACAAGCCGTCACAAAACAGTATGTAGATACACTAGTATCTGCGGCTATACATTATCACGACCCAGTTAGAGTAGAGTCACCAATCTCTCTTAATGCTATTTATGATAACGGAATATCAGGAGTTGGCGCTACATTAACGAATGGCGGAACTCAGCTAGGTCTTATTATAGATGGAATTACGCTAAGTACTGACAACCGTGTTCTTTTATATCAACAAGCTAACACGGCTCATAACGGCGTGTATACAGTCACAGATACTGGTTCTGCAAATACTGATTGGGTTCTTACTCGTTCAACCGATACAGATTCTTACAGCCCAAGCGATTCTGGAAGTATAGGTAGAGGCGACGCGTTTTACGTCCTAGAAGGTAACACCGGAGCCGGCGAACTCTATGTACTGACCACAGAAGGAGTCATTACATTTGGAAGCACTGGCATAAACTTCTCACAGATAAGCTCTTCACAGATTTACAAAGCAGGCGCTGGATTAGAACTCAATGGTGTTGAGTTTTCTATTAATCCAGATGCGAATATTATAGTAAGTGGAGTTACAATACAAAGTATAGGACCTGTAATAAACTCAAGCGGTACGTGGGTTGGAGATCCAACTAATTTACAGGGAGCTCAGGGTACAACCGGATCGCAAGGTCTTCAAGGATCTCAAGGTACGGCTGCTGTAGACGGATTAGACGGTGCTCAAGGTCTTCAGGGAACTCAAGGCACGACTGGATCACAAGGAACAACAGGAACTCAGGGAGTTCAAGGAACTACTGGATCTCAAGGTCTTCAGGGATCACAAGGAACTCAGGGTGAACAAGGTATTCAAGGAACTCAAGGTACTACTGGATCTCAAGGTACTACTGGATCTCAAGGCCTCCAAGGAACTCAGGGTACTACCGGAACTCAAGGTCTTCAGGGAACTCAAGGTACAACTGGAACTCAGGGTACTACCGGAACTCAAGGTATTCAGGGAACGATTGGTACCCAAGGTACTACTGGAACACAAGGTATTCAAGGTACTACCGGAGTTCAAGGAACTACTGGATCTCAAGGTCTTCAGGGATCACAAGGAACTCAGGGTGAACAAGGTATTCAAGGAACTCAAGGTACTACTGGATCTCAAGGTACTACTGGAACTCAGGGAACTACAGGATCTCAAGGTATTCAGGGAACGCAAGGTACAACTGGATCTCAAGGTACGACTGGATCTCAAGGAACTCAAGGACTTCAGGGTGAGCAGGGAACACAAGGTACAACTGGTATTCAAGGTACTACCGGTGCGCAAGGTACAACTGGATCTCAAGGTCTTCAGGGAACACTGGGAACTACAGGATCTCAAGGTCTTCAGGGAACACAG